AGCTTGCAGTCCACCCTAGCCGGATCAATAAATTTGAGGGCGTAGCGGAATCGGTTTTTAGTGCTGCCTGGCTGGCGCAAAATGAATACCTCCCCATCTACAAATAACCGCGTGATGATGTATTGCTGCAAGCCTCGCGAGGTAAATTGTCCGCACGCTGTAGGGAGATTCTTCTTTTTTCCTGCGGCATACCAGTAGTCCTCGATACTCGCGTTGTATCCCTTATCGAGCCGCCCTGCCTGCTTCCCTCCTTTGTATTTGATCCTGCATTGCAGGCTGATGCCCTCTTTGCCGACTACGTTGTTGCGCAACCGATTCAAAAACGCCTGTGCATACTCATTATTTCTTTCAAGCTCCTGCGCCCGTGAACGGATGGTTTCAAAGTGGCGGAAGATCGCCTGATTCCCGCTGCTCTGGATGTCTTTCCAGCCCAAGGCACAATCCATGTCTGCCAGCTCATAATTTCGCGCGGACAAATTCGGCAAGATTCGGCGTGCTTTCGTGCTTTTTTGCTCCGTTTCCCCACGCTTTGGCGGTAATTCACGCCCAATCGGCGTCAAAACTGTCAAAGCCCGCACCTCGTTTTTTTGTTTCCGGAAAAGCATCCTTTCAGAAAGGCGCGCGGCTTCACGGGCAAAACTTGAAGGTTTTTTTCATCGAAGCCGTGCGCGGCTTCAGCCCTAGCCTCACTCTCTCCTCGTCGATCTGCCCTCTGATCCACATGCGATGCTTCCTCAAATCAGCTAAGCTCATACGCTCAAGCGAGCGTTTCCCAACGTTCGTTTGAATTTCGTAGCTGTGGACGGCTCCGCCCTCAAGAATCGCCGTGATGGCCGCGTCAACTGCATCAAGATCCTTCTCCAGTCGTGTGCGGGTATCGGAGATGAATGTAATGTCGTTTTCGATAAAAAGCTCTCCCGTTTTTGCGTTCGCAACTTCTGTGGAATCGTTTTTTTTCGTGACCCTTAAGACGAATTGGTGAGTGCCTGAATGTAATGCGGAGCTTTGCGCGGGCGTGATTTTTACGTGAAAAGATCCATCTGCGACGGTCGAGGGGAACTGCTGAGCGACGGCTCCCGCGTTGATGATCATGATCGCGTCCCAGTCTGCGGGCGGATACTCTGGAAAGCTAAAGCTGAATTTCGCGGTCGTGCCTTTTTGAATTGAAACCATGCATTCAGAAAGGCTACGGCCTGCGCCTCATGCTCCGCTCCACTCTCACCACGCGGCTCTTGCGTTTGGGCGTAATTTGCTTTTTATCTTTCTTCGGCTCCGGTGCGGCTGGTTCTTCATCTTCTGCCTCCGCGCTATCCTCTGCTTTCCTCGCCATTTCCGCCGCCTTGGCCTCTGCTTCGATCGCTCGCGGGCTGCGGCGGCGAAGCTGTAATTTGAGCGAGTGGAGTGCCGCCCATGCGTAAACGAAACAATCGAGCGGCTCGTTCCTCACATGATGCGCCTTCTTCTCGTATTTCACCACGATTTGACCGTTATTGACCTTTACCACTCGCTCCTCGGAGATAAGCCCGACGAAATACTCTCTGCTTAGATTCTGATTGAAATGGATCGTGCCGCCCTCGTTTGGGTCTTTAGAGAGCCTCGCGAAAATGGTTTCTTTTGCGGTATCTGTTCCGATCTGCGCCGTCCGAACTCGCGCTTCTTTGTGGGCGCGATACCCTGAGAAAATCGGGTTGCCGGGAGTGTTCATCCCTTTGCAACCAAAAATCCGCTGCGCCTGCCTACCTCTCACCATGCGATGCACCGCGTCCGTCCGGTGTCCGCCCGTGTCGATAAACATCGCTCTCGGCTTCAGCTCTCTGCCTTCTTTTGTCGAAAATTTCCGCGTCTCGTAAAACTCAATCAGCCTGTCCCGCGTGCTTTTGTCGTCAGGGTCGCCCTCGATAGATCCCACGTCAAGAATCCACGCTTCCTCTCCCACTCCCCACCCGACGATTTTATACTCAAATCGCGTCTCGTGGGTATCCACGCCCATTGTCAGCACTAGGATGCCGCTTGGGATTTCGTCGTCGCTCCATTCCTCTCGGCGTTTGTAAAGCTGCTCTTCGTCGAGATCGTGCGTCTTATATGCATACGGCTTACCGATGAGCGTATTGTAAAACGTCTGCAAAAGGTCTGGGTCGTCACCACATGCTAGCTTTTCGTTTGCGATTTCCGACCACGTGATAAAGGGCGAATAAAGGGCATTTATATAGTAGCTCCTCACTACCTGCTCTTGCTCGCGCCAGCTTCCAGTTTCTTCCTCCCACAGATACTCAACCTCTTCTCGCTGTCTGCTCCATTCTCGCTTTTCGCTGTCCCAGCTTTTCGCAAGCCGCTTCTCGGTCGGTAGCCAGTAAGCTGTGCCACCTGCTAGCTTGTCCTTGGTCATCTTCGCCTTGCTCTTCTCGGTGATGTAGGTGTTGCAGTGAGGGCAAAGCATTTCGCCCAAGTGTTCCATCTCGGGATTGCATTGGAGGCTTTCCAAAATCAAAGCGTGGTGCTTCCCGCAATGAGGACACTCGACCATATAATTCCGCTGGTCGCCCTTCATGTAGCCGCGATAGGTCTTGGATGTCTCAGGCACTACCGGCGTGCCACCGGCTACCTTTTTCCGGTCAGCGTAGGTGATTTGTCGGCGTTCTAGGAGTTTTTCCGGATCTCCCTCGCCACCAGCACTTGCCCCGGTGCGGTCTTCCTCATCGATGTAAACGCTGCGTATGGGACGTGATGCCAGCGATGCCGGCGAGTTTGCCCCAACGATCTGTAAGAATCCACCAGGGAACATCTTCTGCAAGATCGTGTTCCCGCTGGTTTTACTCCGGTCGTCGATCAATCGCGAAAGCACTGGCGTGTCGCGGATCATTGGGGCTATGCGGTCTTTCGAGTAAGCCTCGCCCATCTGCAGCGTCGGCTGCATCATAATGAGCGAGCTTGGGTTGATGTGCATTTCCCTTGCCATCGCGTTGTTGAGGGCTTCGGAATAGCCCACCTGTGAGGATTTCATGACGCGCACCTCCGCCACGGTGGGATCTCCCATTGCATCCATGATTTCCCTCATAAATGGCACGCGGTTTGTCTTAAATTTCCCCTGTGATGATGAACTTTCCGGCGAAAGCATTCGGTATTTATTCGCCCATTCCGAGACGCGAATTAAAAGCGGTGGCTTGATGCGAGCTGCGCTATTTCTCAGGATGTCATTGATTGTCATTCGATGAGCTGTTCGATTTCTTCGGCGGCGGAAGTAAGGGCTGATCTTATCTCTTCATCTAAGCGGATGATGATCGTGCGTTCGTCCTCTCCTACAAGGTCGGAGGCGACGCGAGACGGGAGGCCAAGCATGTTCGTCCTCAAGACAAGGTCTTTTCGGGCAAGGGCTGAATCAATCTCCGCCGCGTTGACCAGCTCGGATTTCAATGCTGCGTTCCTAAGCTCATAATGCTCTGCCTGTGCCGCGTCCTTCCGCGCCCGTTGTTCCTCTGCGTTAAGTTTTTCTTGTGATCCTACCCGCCCTGCGGCTGATTCCCGTAAGTGCGCAATCACCACGCTCGTGAACTGGTGCATGGGCGGACGCTCAGAGCGGCTCCCAAAGTGTTTATTGAGATATTCCTGTGCCGTCTTGACCGTCGCTCCGATAAAACGGGCGTAGTCATTGAGCGTTGGTGTTGCTGTAGTTGGCACGGATTCAGAAAGCCCTTTGTCATTACACCCCCCCCCTTGAAAATTTTATATCTAGCCGATTTCTGGGGGGCTAGACCACCTCATTGGAAAAATTCATAGGGAGAACCTAGGTGTTTTGTATCCTTTGCTAATCCATGGGCGGCCTTCCTCATAGCCAGCCCCCCCATTGCTGTCCCGGCCACCCAACGTAGAGGCACAACAAGGCGTCTCATCCAACCCCCACCAGTCTCTTGTTTGGCGGCGTTGGTTTCCTTCGGTGTAGTGGTATCGTTTGTCATGGTCTTTCGTGGTTATGGTGGGGGTGGATGCTCTTTGACGTTCGGCTGAGAATAGAGGTCATCCAGTTCGCCGTGATCGGGGCAATAATAATACGGCTTGCCATCCCGCCAGTTGATCGATGATTCCACACAGCACACGGGGCAGAGATTGCGCGGGTATGCCGTCCCGATTATGTCTTCGCAGCGACAATGCCACTCATCCAGTTCGTGAGATTTTGCCCATGCTTCCATCACTGGTTGAGCCACCGCAAGAAGCCGAACAAGTCGGTCGAGTGCAACGGGCGGGCAACGTCGTTCTTTCGCTGCGCTCTGGCAGCCGCTTTCTCCGCCGTGCCACACCTTGACGTTCGGCAGACAATGAAGAGCCTCGTTCACGGTGAACTCCTTGGTTCGGATGATGCCCCTAGCGTCCACGTATTCGCACCGGAGTTTTTTCGCCGTCCAGAATCCGCAGCTTCCACCCCAATACATCAGATATGCTTCACCGATTCCCACCACCATCAGTTTCAGGCCGAGGTATTCGATCACGGTTCCCACTGGCATTTTGGCCACGAGCGCATTCCATTCTTCCGCCCACTTGGGCAGTTCAGGAGCTTTTCTCGGAGGCGGCGGAGGAGTGGGAACACTAGGCTTGACCATGCCCGACGTTTCCCTGATTCCAAAGAAACCAAGAAGCCGAACAAGATGCTCATGGACAACCGCCGGGCTGTCCGTTGTTTGGGCGGTTTCCGCCGCTGCGTGATCTGTTTTTTGTTTCATAGATTTGTGTGCCGGAGTCCGGCGGTGCCATAGCTAGGCGTTGTGCAGAGAATCGTAGGGCATCGCACCGGGGGTATCGCGGGCGACGATTTCACCAGTCGGCAGGATCGCAGTGTTTTTCTCGCGGATTAGCCTGACCTTTTCCATGAGGTCGGCATGTTTCGTTTCCATCCGCTTACGGGCGATATTTCGAGCGGCTTCACGGACATGTTCAGCGGGCATTCCCAGTTCTTGCGCAAGAAATTCAAGAGCAGAACAAGTCGCTGCTGGGCAATCGCTGCCCGCTGTGTTTTCGATGTTATTTTCTGATTTCATAGTTTACAGAGTCTTGAGTATTCAGCGATTAGGGCAGCGTCGATCATGCCATCATGTGGGACGGTGCAGCGCGGTGATTTGAGCCATGTTTCCTCTGGCCATAGCTGGCGGGCTTTGGCAAGGGCGGCGGGTTTGGTGTCGCCCTTTTTGCAGCCGACTAGCATTTTTTTTTGCCATGCCTGCGGGGTGATGCGGTGGTGGCGTATGCGGCGGGATTCCAAAACGCCACGAATCGCGCCGTAGCTGTCCCACATGGAGCAGAGGGCTTGCGCACCGGGTGAGTGTTTGCCGGGGGTCTCCAGCGTGACGAAAATGCGGTCGCTCAAGCTCCATTCGTGGAGGTATTCCCAAACGGCCTCAGCGTCCACCTCGTTGCCCTTGCTTTTGTTTCGCGTCGGCATTGGGTATGCCGCGATTGGCGCGGCTCCCGCGCAGTCTGAGAGGGCGACGATCCCGCCCGTGAGGCCGTTGTCTATGCCTATGTAAATGCTCATTGCGCGGCCTCCTCTTTATACGAAAACGCCTCGACATAGCCAGCGAATGGAACGCCGAGGAGCGTCCTTGTTGAGTTCGGGCTTCATCTCCGGAAGCTTGGCCAGTTGAATTCTAATATGCCCCCGTTTTCGTTGAATCGATCGCATATCGAGGCACCAAGCGTCTGCTCAAATGCGCTTGGTGTGAGGTTAGCTATGAGGATAGTGGGGAGTTTATGACGGTAACGGTCATCGATAATGCTGGTGAGTTTTTGTGCTTCGAATGCTGATTCGGCGTGTTCTTGCACCTCGTCGATCACAAGCAGGCGGCATGTGGTGAGCTTGTCCATGATCTCTAGCTCACTCTCGCGGCAATCTTTGCGGTAAGTGGCGCGGATCTCAAGGAAGATGCGCATGGCAGCCTTGAACAAACGCTTTGGCTGGCTGCGTGTGGCAGGGAGTTTGCAGCGGCGTGCTAGCTCGTATGCCATGCGGGTTTTGCCGCCGCCGCGTGTGCCGCAAAGCATGATGTTCCCTCCCTTTTCGATGACTGCTTTTGCTTTTCCGAAGGTTTTGAACCACTCCTCATGCTGCAATTCCTCCTCGTAGCGGCTCGGGAATCCAGAAAGCGACTCAAAAGCCACTACAGGCGCGAGCTGGTCGATTCTGGACATAGGACTAGCAATCTCCCCAGAAAATGATTTTTCGGGGTATTCTGTTGCGTCTGGCGCGTCCTCTAGCATTCGCTCAAGAATGTTGCTCAGGCTGGTGAGTTCTCTGAATGTTTCTCTGGTCATAAGATTTTTACGGATTCGCTCAAGAATGTTGCTCAGGCTGGTGAGTTCTCTGAATGTTTCTCTGGTCATAAGATTTTTACGGCGATGGTTTCTTGGATTCCCTTGTGGGGCGTGGCTTGGTGGGCGGGCTTGTTGTTGAAGCGTTTGGCTTGCTCGTTTTGGTTCCAGTGGCTTGCGTAGCGGCGGAGGGCAGCTCGCCAATCCATGATCGGATGGCCGTGCTTGGTGATCCATCCTGCGGCTTCGTTCGTATCATGGAAGGCGACGGCGCAATTTTCAGCGATTGGGACTGGTGCGGATTGGGCGTAGGATTTGACTTGGGCAAGAGTTGGGAATTCTTGCCTCTGCTCGGGCAGTTTAGTAGAGTTGACTACTATCTGGCTTCTGGTTTCTGGATTGCTATTAGGGGGGCTATTAGGGGGGCTATTAGGGGGGCTATCCGCTCCCTTTTTACTCCCCCACCGCTTACTTGCCCCTGCCTTTCCAGCCTCTGACAGCAATGCTTTGGCTTCGCTGGCTTTCTCCCAATCCCTGACAATACGGCGGCAAGTGACTGTCACATACGTGCCGTCTTCAGCCCATTCGACTTCCCCTACTTCACATTCCCCTATCTCTTCCAATATGTTCTTGGTGGTCTGCTCACTCGCATGGAGCAAACGAGCCATTGCTTGCAGGCGCAGGCTCAACATCCCTCGCCGTGATGGGTGCCACATACTGCATAGTATGCGCATCCAGCCACCTTGAGCGGATAGAGATAGGATTTCAGTGTCGCGGAGGTAATCCGATGGGAAAAACTGCATGTAGGGAAATTCAGCCATTGCTTTGTGTGGTTAAAATGGAATGTCATCATCCACGTCGTCGTAGCCAAGAGCGTGTCCGGGCTGGCTTTGGGCGGGTGCTAGCGTGCGTGCTGGCTCGGCTGTTTTATCTCCGTCCTGTCCTGTCCCAAGGAATTGGACATTTCCCGCCACCACCTTCATCTTCTGCCTCTTCTGTCCGCTTTCCTTGTCCTCCCATTGATCCATCGCGAGCCACCCCTCCACATGGATCAATCGGCCTTTGGTGAGGTATTTCCCGCAGTTCTCAGCACTTTTTCCCCACACGGTGATTTCTACAAAAGTGACTTCTTCTTTCCAACCTCCGTTTCCGTCGGAAATGCTGCGATTGATCGCAATAGAGATATTTGCAACGGCTTTCCCGCTCGCGGTATGTCTTACGTCGGGGTCTCTCGTAAGGTTCCCCATTAAATTGACTTGGTTTAAACTTGGCATTGTTTTTATATGTTAGATTTATGTGTTTTTCTTCTCAGTTTGTAGCCTCTTGAATGTCTCCAAAATCATTGTCTTAGGGTCTTGAAGCTTATGCTTTTCCCTGTCACGGGCGGTGAAGTGCCATGCCGTGAAGGCTAGCACCGTCCATCCAAGAGCGCGGGCTTGATTGGTCTTTTCGCAATCATTGGTTAGCCCTTCAATCGTGCTATGCCCACTCACCTTCCCGCCCGTAAATCCGCTGTGGCCGTGATACTCCACAGCGAGCTTGATAGATGGGACAGCGTAGTCAAAACGCCAACGGCGCTCAGGGTGAAAGCGGTGTTCTAGCACCACGTTTTCAGATCCAAAAATATCCTCAAGAATCCCCTCTAGGTAGATCTTGTTGAGTTTTCCTGCACTCAAAGCAGTTCCTCCTCTCCCTCGCTCATTACGAGGCTAAGGACTGGCATGCGATCCATGATGGGCGTGCGGAGACTCTTGTCGAAGTCGGCTATAAATTCCTCGGCTCTTTGATCGAGTTCCTCGCAAAATTTCATGACCTCGTTTTCGAGCGCGTCGGTGTAAGCATCCGGCTGTATCTCGATGACTCGCATATCGAATGGCAGAGCCTCATCGTGATAAACCATGTATTGCCAGCAAGATAGGCGGCTAAGGAAAAGGAGTCCATGCACCTGCGGCTTGCAGTCCGTCGGCATTTCACCCTTGGTGACGATTCCAACGTGCTTATCATACTGGTAGCACTTGATTTCCAACCCTGATACAAGCCTGCCGTCTGGAGCATAAATCAGCCCGTCCGGCGAGCCTCCACAAAGTCCGTTGTCATGTTCTATGCACGCGACTTCCCTCACTTCTACCCCTGAGAGGTCTGTGAAAAGCTGCCGTGCTACCGGCTCTAAGGCGTGGCCGCGCTCGGTGTGAGCGTTCCCCGCCCATTGTGGTATCCGGTATTGGCGAGCGATAGCACATTTCCGCATGTATGCCTCGCGCTGCTCGCTGATCTTCCACCCTCCCGTGAAGATTTTGCCAAACTGTGAGGCTGTAGCGCGGACGGCTCGCCACTCATCCCATTGCTCCGATCCCTGATGCGTTGACTCGTGAATAATCATGACAAGCCGGATTTGAGGGTTTTGAACGCTGCGCCCACTACGTCGGCAAAAATTCCTGCGGCGGTGATCATCCTAGGATGTTGGAGCTTTGCCCGTGCTTCTTTTACCTTCGCGAATGCCTCCAACAGCGTGGAGATAAATGCTGATAGCTCCTCCGCTTCCGTCGGCTCAGCTCGTAGCGAGAACGCCTCGATTTCTACCTTGGGAGATTGTGAGGGCAAAGAACTTGCTGGTGCTGTTTGGCCAACTTCGGGTTGCCGCAATGGCTCTTTGACCACTGATTCCGCTTCTCGCCTTGCTTCCGCCTCATCACGCTCGGCCTTTTCTTTGAGCAGCTTTGCGACCTTCGCTTTGAAAGCTGCCTCTTTGAGGGCGGCTCTGTGGCGTTCGATCCGCCTCTCAATCATGATGATGGCCACCGTTTCTGATAGGCATACAAAGTCATTTTTTCCGTATGCCACTGCCTCGCCATGCTCCTCTAAGGCTCTTTCAAATAGCTCGGCATTGGTGGTGATGCGTTTGTTGATCTCTTCCACTACCTCGGTGACGGCCTCTTGCATTTTCACCAAAGAGGATTTTCCTTTGATAGCCTCTCCGATCATGTCGGAAAACTCGCGATTGCGGACAAGAAGCGCGGCGATTCCATCGCGGATGATGCCTTCCTTCACTGCGGCCTTCTGGTCTTTCACACGCTTGTCCAGCTCAATCCGTGTGGCGCGGGATAGATTATGGAGGCGATCTACCTGTTCTAATAGCTGGTTCACATCATCCATCTGGGCGAGAAACGCCGCCTTTGCGTCTGTGAGGCTTTCTTCGAATTTCTTCAGCCCTTTGACGTCGTCGGCTGCTTGTTCAAAGTCATCGTCGGTCTTTAGGTCAAAACTGATCTCCTCGATCTGTGCCGTGGCATACTCCCTGAATTCCTCAAAATTCAATGAAATGATCTCGCCCTTAACGGCAATCGCTAGCTTAAGTGATGGTTGAGGGTTCATTAAATCAGCTCTCCTTTCTCCTCGATGATCTCGTAGTTTTCCAAAGAGAATGTTTTCCCGTCAGAGTTTAGTGTAACGGAGACTCGTATTGAAGTGTTCTCCCCAAGGTCGCGAAGGCTATTGGCAAGCGTCTGCGAAAAAGTATAAAACTCCACGTGCTTACCTAAAATTAGAACTCCGACCACCCAGAAGGTTTTTCCTTTTTGGCTTTGTTTTTCGTTAATGCATCGATACTTCGCATCCTTCTGGATACGCTCTTTTGCTGACCTTGTCGGGGGTGATTCTGGCTGCTTTTCTTCCTTCGGTGCTAGTGACTCAAGCTCCTTTTCTCTCTTCCCTGGGATATTCGGAGTCTCCAGCTTCGCGGGGGTGCGGGTGTTAGCTGCTTGTGTGACGTTGCGCAGCTCGCCTTCTCCCTCAAATTCATCTGGCGCATAGATTCCGAGGATAACTTCCGGCGCATGTCTCCGCGCCCATTGCCTCGCCCCTCGATAGGCAAGCATCTGATCGCGATTAGCGAGATTGTCCCATGGTGATCCTTCACGTTTTGTTTTCCAATCCGCCACCGTCCCGGTGATCGTCTCCTCGATTCCGTCAATGATTCCTGATACTGTCACTTTACGGCATTCCCCCTCGCCCTCGTAGGCGTAGCGGAGGCGCACGTTCAGGGAGGTTTTGATGGCTGCCGCTATGAGCTTCCCTTCCCACATGAGTCGTCCTTTGACTACGGACGCAGAGTCCATCACGGCAAAAGGAGAAAGCCCCCAGCGTGCCGCTTGTTCCACTACTCTGAGGCAGTTTGCTTTCGTTTCCTCCGGAGTCTTCCCTTTCAGGGTTTCAGGGATGAGAGACCCCGCCGCGAGAGCTTCTGAGATTCTCCACATTTGCCCGAATTGTCCGCTGTCGAAAACAGAAATCCCCGTGCTGGCTGGTGTAGATGCTATTGATAATGATTCTGACATAGTCTTAGTTGGTAGCTTTGATGATGATTGGTTTCCCTCCCGTGCCGTAGCTGAGGAGGTATCTCGCTTGCGTTCTCATGCAAAAAGTGCTGCGAGGATGAAACTGATAGTGAGGACGCCCCCGCCAAAGGCCGTGCCTAGCAAGAAGCAATAAACCTCCGTCTCACAGCGTCGTTTCTTCTTGGGTTGTGCTTGGATAATCCCTTTCGGGACGTATGTTTTGATGTTTGGATTCATGGGGTTAGAGTGTGTATTTTGCTTTTCGTGCCTTGCGTTTTATCTCGGCTCTTTTGGCGAGCTCTCGGCGGACTTTCTCCGCGTCAAATCGGACATTTCTTGATTCTTCTATGGCGGCGGAAATGATCCCTTGCTTGTGCCAGATCGAGACAGTGGTCTTTGAAACCCCTAGCAGGCGGGCTAGCTGGTCTTGATTCACCAGCCCGTCAGGGTTGGGTGGTGTTTCCATGCTAGGCCGCCTCCTTTTTCCCGTATTTTTTGATGATGAAATCTAGTCCCTTCTGGGTGACGTGGGTCGTGAACTTCACAATCGGTTCCTCGGTCTTCGGGTGCTTGAATCCCGTTTCCTCAACGGTGAAATATCCGTTCTTGATGTATGCCTGCTTGGGCATGTTGTGGCGGTCGCCCCCTGAAATCAGCACCTCATCTTCACGGAGCTTCTGGAAAAGGATGTTCCGCCAGTATGGCAGCTTGGCAACTTGTGCCGCCACTGCCATCTGGCACACGGTGTTTGAGCTCATCACTGTGTCAAAAAACTCCACTTTTGGCGCGGCGATGGCGAGAGCAGCGGATTGCTCTGCTACTTTTTCCTCCAGCTCGGCGGCTAGGCGGAGGGCGGCGGCGCGTGTTTGCGGTATTTCAAACGACTGTTTGGATTCCAGCTCTTGCCAGCGGTCAATGATGGCTAGGCGATACTTAACCGAGTAGCCACTGGCTACTAGGTCGCTCTCTCGGCGCGGGAGATTATAGCAGGGCTGAACCTTGTTTTGCGCGTTTCGGTAGGACTGGGAGAATTGCCCCAGTCCTATTTCAGCTTCGGCAAAAATGCGGCGAATGTCTTTGAGAACTCCATTATGTTGCTTACCAGTAATATGCGCGATTTCCAGCGAGCTGATTGTCGGCTGGCCTGTTTGTGGGGTGGATAGTTGGTTTGTCATTTTGAGTTGAAACGATTGATTGAATGTGGTGGATGAATGGTTGCTCATTATTAGGCTTTCTTTTCTGGCTGCGCCTCTGGACTACTTCCCGTAGTTCCTTCGCTTTCCGGATGAGTCACCCCAAGATAATCAAGCCCTACGTGACCGCTTTCGCTCGGCAAGTCATTCGCACCACTGGTGCTGTCGATCTCCGTTTTGTCAGCTGCACACCTATTCAGGGCATCCTCTACGGCGAGTGCTTCCACATCGTCCAGAAACACACCAAAACCTACGGCGGCACTTGTGTCTTGGGCTGGGCTATTTGGGAACGGCGCAAGGTATTTATCGAGGCGGAGCTTCACATGGTCTGGCAGGCTCCAAGCGGCGAGCTGGTCGACATCGTCCCTCGCAAGCTCCCTTTGCCCCGCATCCTCTTCCTCACAGATCCAGGCCGCCGTTACCACGGCAGACAGGTGGATAACATCCGCAAGCCATTGGTTCACGATAAGGACGTGGATCATTTTTTGTCCTTGTTCCAGAAACGCTTTCTCTTGTGGAACAAAGCGGATCTCGCACCCGATAATAGCATTCTTTTCACTGGTGAAATGACTCGTCTGGAACTTGAAATTTCTCTCCTCTCGGAAAAGATTCAAAAGAGATACGGCTCTTAGCTCGTTAATGTCTGATCTCCCTACGGAGCTAGTCTTCCAGACGTGATAATCGGAGTTGATTACGATTGGCATCTTACGCGGCTGTGGTTTTCTTGGTTGTGTTGATTCGGGTTGCTTTATCGCCTCGCTTTGTGATGGCTTCCACCCATGTCCGCATCGCCTTCCTCGCTCTATTGGTTTGAAGGGACAGTATCCATGCCAGACACATCAAAAAACCCTGCGGATTTCTGGTTGCGAGCTGCGTCAGATGTCCATGCTTGCAAATTGTTAGAAACATTTTGCCGCGCAAAAGGGCTGAGAGAAATGGAAGTATTACTGAAGGGCTGCTGCTCACCAGAGGAGATTCAGTTTGGAACTGCATTGGACGATGACTCACCTGATGCGAATGCTCTTTTTTCTGCGTATGAAGCGATTGGGGAAATTCTTGCTGGCTCTCTTGGCATAGTCGCTCTTCTGCAGAGTCCAGAAGGGTCATTCGTATTGCATTGAGGCCGCTTGGGGCTGCTTTACCGGACATCGCCAGCGATCCGCCTGGGAAGTCTTTCACAATGAAGGCGCATTCTTTCATGCTGCTGTGGTGTTCTTGGTTGTGATTTTTGGAATGAAGCCGTCGCGCTGGGCGGCGGCGCGGATAAGCTCTATGGCGAGCTGATCCACTGATTTTCCTGTTTGGCTGCTCTTGGCGGCGAGCCAAGAAATTTCCTCTCTGGTCATACCGGAGAGCTGAATTGGGTAATCAAGCGTTGCTGACACTTCGCAAGATGTTTGCAAAATTGGAGCTTTGTCATTTTTGGTATAGTTCCAAAATTGCGCGGGGTATTTGGCACTATCCTTAACAAGGCCTTCGATGAAATCATCCATTTCCTTGCTAGGTAGAAACCATTCTCCTCTTATGCAGGATTCTATGAAAAGCTGGTGGCACGAGGATTCAGAAACTAGCGTGGTTGCTAGGATGAATTCTAATTCACGGGGGCTGGAAACTTGCAGGTTTTGAAAACGGCTCTGCGGCTGTTCGCTCGATCCGATTTTCATTAAACCGCTTTTCTTTTCGCGGATGAAGTAGGTGTATTTCATGCCGCCTCCTTGGGTGAGATTTTGTTTTGATCGGCAAGCTGGTCGAATAGTCTGGTGAGTGCTTCCGAGGGGAAACATTTCCAATCTTCGGCTTTTTTCATGATGAGGCGCAGGATGCGCTCGGGGTATTGTGTGGGGTCGAATCTGATGATGGTTTCCATGGTTGTTTCGGCGGTTGTTGTTGCCGATGAGATGAATTTGTTATATTTCAATAAATCGTCAATAAAAAACTTGTGAAATTTCATCTATTTGATAAAAATCATTGCCGTGAACAAAAAAATCAACGAATTTAGGGACTGGATGGATGCACGAAGACTTAAGTCTTCTGACGTATGTTACGCATTACACGTTTCTGAGCAAACCATCCACCAATGGCGCTCAAGCGGTGTCCCAGCGCGGCGCGTTCCCCACGTCGAGGCCTTCATGCGTGATTGGGTAGAAACGGCGATTCCTGCCGCTGAACCTTTTTCTCAATCAGTCGCTGAGTATTTCTCCCCCGGCTCGTCCATCGTCCTCACCCCAGGCGAAGATCGTTTTGACCGTTGGACGGCGGCTTTCAAATCATCGCCCTGCAAAACGTTTAAAGAATGGGCGGAAACAGGCTTAGACCTCCTCGCCACGCAAGAACTAGGCGCCGGCCAGAAAGCCCCCGCCGTGGGAAACAAAACGGCGTGAGGTGGGTGGGTAACGTTGGGTATTTTGTTTTTTAACCAAGAAACACATGCAACAAAGCACAGAAACACGTAGAATTACAAAGCGGCTTATCTACCCTTGGATGTTTTGGGTAAAAAGACCTAACTGTATGTTTGTGAAAATCACAGCATCGAAATATGAAAATCTGCAATCGATGAAGGAATGTTACCTCTCCCAAGGATTTGAAGAAATCATTGCAGACGATTACTCGTTGATGCGCAGCCGCTGGAGAAGCCGCTTGTATCGGGCGAACTAGGGGATTTGTATTTAAAGCGGATTTGGAAAAAAGAATTGCTAATGGCTTTATCTGGCACTAATTCAATGAAACATGAATCCACTAACTTCAATCAATCGCCTGCTTGACGGTGTCGAAGTGCTTCTTGGCGGATCGCGTGCGCTTGAGCGAGATGGAAGAATGGATCTCGATAAGCTCCGCTGCAAGCAGGGGGAAGGGCTAAACGCCGTTTCCGTTTCTATGTCTCGCATTGCAAGGCCAATACTGGCACAAACGATGATCGAAATTCGTGAAAAGAAAAGGAAACAGACAGCCACAGCCGCCCGCTAGCCGTCCCACGATTCACCAAAATTTTTTCCTCAAAAGGGAGCAAATGGAGGTTGCGGAAATGATTCTTCCAGGAGCGTTGAAAAGAACTTTGGATGCCTTCGATAAACAGCAAAGCCACGATCATAAGATTGATCAGAGCATTATCGAGCTTCACAGGATCAGCCAGACGCAGGAAAAGTCTGATTCTTGGAAGGCGTTCACTGTAATTCTGATCTTCGGCGGGGTGCTTTCTTACCTCCTGATTCAGGGGGAAACAGCCGAAGCAACTATCTTTGGTGGATTTTTTATTGCTCTTGCCGCATTAGCTCGCGCAATGAGAAAGAAAGGCTGATAAGCCCGGACGCAGGGCATGAGGGGCAACTAAGGCATTTTCACCAAATTCGGTTTCAACCCGAGTTTGGTGAATGGCCTTGAGGTAAATCGGTTTGAAACCGATAAACCGTATTTTCATTTTTACGCGCTTATCCTGACCCCTGACCCCTGACCCCTGACATCCTAAAGGAAACAAGGAATTCACTCGTTAATTTGATTTTTTGATATGAAAATCCTTGCAACAAATCTTCTTTTGCGTATAATCTTACGCATGAGCCGCAAGGAAAAGCTGATCGCCAAACTCTTAAACCCCGCTTCCGATGGGAATTGGACTCTTGCCGATACCGTGCGCATCCTCTCCATGTATGGCTTTGCAGAAGTAGGTGGCAAAGGCTCGCACCGTGTATTTGTTTCCCCTGATTTTGAGTCCCCAATCGTCCTAGCTGCTCACGGCAACCAAATCAAAAGCGGATATATCCGCGCTATCCGCGAAATCATCACCTGAACGAAACCAATTCAACCAATCCAAATTATGAAAACAAACGTCACCTATCAAATCAACCTTCGCTGGAGTGCTATGGATGGCATGTATGAGGCGACTATGCCTGCGCTGCGCGGTTGCCTCGCCTACGGAGATACTCCAGAAGCCGCAGCGCGGGAGCTGAGCATTGCCGCTGATCTCTGGCTAGAAGCTGCTGAAAAACACGGCAAGCCTATACCAAATCCAGATGCAAGCCTTGAACGCTTAGCGGGGATGGCTCCCGTTCTTAACATGGCCGCAGTAGCACGGGAATCTGGCATTTCCCCGCAAACGCTCGCTAGTAAAATTGCAAGAGGAACATCCCTTTCTACCCATGAAAAAGCCGCTATCGGTGCAACTCTTACATCGTATGGGATTGGGGCATAAGATCGTTTGATTATGGAGGTTGCGAATTATTGCAACTTCGGGTTGAAGCCGAAGTTGTGAAGGGGCACCAAGGAGGCGGGAATCCAGCTAAGTTTCACTTGCTGTTGCGTGATACTATGATACTATTCCCTCATGCCTAAGAAAATCAGGGAACTAGAAGCCGCGCTTAAAAAAGCAGGCTTCATTTGCACACCAGGCAAAGGTAGCCACCGCAAGTGGAGGCACCCGTCTGGCGCATTTTTCCTGATGAGTGGCGGGGCGGGGCAAGATGCCAAACACTACCAAGAGAGAGAAGTCTCAGAAGAAATTAAAAAAGCACGATCATAAAAATGAAACCGAACCTCAAACAAATCGCAAGTCGATACATCAAAATCGTAGAATGGAGTGAAGAAGATAACTGTTACGTTGGGCGGTGTCCGGAGCTTTTCAGCGGCGGCACCCACGGAACCGATGAGGCCAAGGTTTATGCTGAACTATGCGCTATCGTCGAGGAAGTGGTGGAAGACCACCTTGCAGATGGTAAAAAGCCGCTAACCCCCGTAAAATACAGCGGCAAATTCCTACTGCGCACAGGGCCAGCTCTTCACAAAGCCCTTGCTGTCCGAGCAAAGCGTGAGGGTAAAAGCCTTAACCAAGTCTGCATCGAGGCTTTTCAGGGCTAATCACAGCCTGCCTTACTCGAAAAATGAAAGTCCATCTTTTTCCGAAATCGCACGGCGGTAGTGCTTAAAGAGCGTGCGTGAGCCTGCTGTGTGTCCCATCGCGTTTTTGCAAACATCCTCTCCATAGGCGGCGAGAAAATGGCTAGCGAATGTGTGGCGCGTCACATCATGCATCCCCATGATTCCCGCTTGTTTCCTGATACGATCAACCCGCCTCTTCCAGTTCGCCGGCACAACACTGCCCTCTGATGGGTGTCCATGAATCAATCGAGCTAGTGCCGGCGTGATGGGAATTAGCCGCTCTGTATTTGTTTTCGCAACGAGATTGGAGATGAAAATTGAGTCCTTGCTAATGTCCGCCCAGTCGAGCCTCGTGATTTCACCGTCCTCTACCGCTGGCCTGATCCCTGCATAAATCATGAGCGCACAAGCCCACGTCTCCTGTTCGTTTTCGCAGGCGGTGAATATCGCCGCGACTTGCTCTCGGCTGAGAATCGCCACCACACGGCTAGCCCTGTGCCTCGGCTTGTATCTCAGAATGGCATAGACCAGCCTCATGCGCGTCTCTTGAGTCGATAATGCAACCAATGCCGCGTCATTGAGGGCTTTGACGATGATCGGCGTGGTGATGGCACTGCAACGCATTTCCCGAAACCATGCGGGCAGCCTGCCTCCCATCTTACGGATCTCCCTCGTGTAAAGCTCAGACCAATGTTCCTCCCCAAGCGGCATGATCCGCGCAAAGCGTTCCCCAAAGGTCTCAGGATTGTCATTCGCCATTCTCAGCGCTAGAATCTCCCTAGCGGCCTCAATCAATGAGATTTCCAACGGAGCGAGAATCCGCATTGCCTCCACGGCCTCCATCGCTACTCGGCGGCTGATGACTCCACTGCGCTCACCCTCTCGGTATTGAGTCCGTAGCTTCCCTGCAAATTTCTCGGCGTCCGCCCGCTTATCAAAAAACCTCCGCTGCTGTCTCCCCGTCGGAGACATGAGCGCCGAGATGTTCACTCTGAACTTTCCTTCGGCGGTTTCAGTGACGGGAAATTTAGGGTGTTTCGGCATATCTCACTGCTTTTTACTGCTATAACGTGCCGCATTTAAAGCGAGCTTTAAAAATTCCACACATCTAAAACCCATATAAAATAAAGCCGCTGAAGGGATTCGAACCCTTGACCTTTTCATTCATAATGAGCTGAGCTAGGCTTGATTCATAAGTGAAAAATCCTGATTTCTTGACTAACTGCTCAATTACTGCTGTAACGTCTGGCATGGCTACCGTGTTTGTTTCATCCTCTGGAAAATACTGTGCCAAATGGTGGATTGATGGAAAACAACGAAGCGAAATGACTTCAAGTCGGGTGTTTGAGAGGGCTTTGAAAGAGGCGAATCGAATAGAGGCGATTGATCGCTTTAAGGAGGATCTCCCCATCTTTCGGATGTGGGCGCGGATGAATTTCTCGGCGGACTTTTGTCATGACAATTTCACACACCGAAGTCATCTACGTTTGCCTGATTTTCGTCTGATGCTCAAACAGGCGGGTGTGGAGTTTGTGGTTGCATCGAGGCAAGTGGACAAGATCAAAGAGACTCCAAGGAAGGCTGAGAAGTTTGAGTGGAAAGGAGCGAAAAGGACGATCTTACAAATCGCTGATCTCGAAGGCTGGAAGGTGAGTGAGCCAGTGATTCGTCGGCGGATCCGAGAGGCTCTTTCTGAATGCCATGAGTGATGTGCGGGTGAGCATTAAGAGTGACCTTGAGCGGGTGACTCGCGAATTCAATAACCACACGAAAGAGCAGGTCGAAAAAAAAGCCCGGCAAGCGGTGAACAAAGTCGCGGCGACAATGAGGACTCTCGCGGCGCGGCGCGTGAATGAATCCATAAAGGTAAAGCGCGGTGCGGCGCGTGATGTCTCGAAACGCATCATTCTGCGGAAGACCGAAGGGACTCTGACTGCTACCATTCTTTTTCTCGAAAAAGGCATAGGCATTGACCAGACTGGCAAAGCGACTGTTCGCAAGATTCGCAATAGCCGCAATGGTCTGCGGGTAAATTTCAACGGTAAAACTACCGAAAAATCATTTAGTTTGCCTGGTCGTTCTGTGGTTTTCGTCCGCAAGGAAGGGAAGATCAAGCGCATGTTTTCTTATACCGCGCTCCAAGAAGCGGAGAAGGCAGATGTCTTCGAAGAGGTTGCGGAAAAAGCAGGGACTCTTTTGCGTGATGAGTTCTTCCGCCTGCTTGACCTTTAGCAAATGAAAGCAACAGACAAGAATCGACTCGCCTCCGAATGGTAAATGTAAGCGTTATTTATTGTGTTTAATTGAGTATCTCCGGCGGTGTGTTCTCCGCCGGTTATTATCCATGCGGCTGGGTAATGTTGTCCAGAGATCAGCGATGCGTAATTAACATTAGGCATCGGTATGGCGAAATTTAAGACGATTATATCATCTGTGGTATCTATCCACGATGCGCTGGATATGTTCCCTCCACCCTGGATGGTTATGAATTGAGCGGTAACATTACCAGACGTAGAGGCTCCAGCATGCGCTATCACAAACTGGTTCGCATTATTAACGCCTGTAACTTGGTATAAGTCGTCAACGCCTACCCCTGTTGTGAAGTCTAGCCTAATTCGATCCCCTACTTTAAGCCCGTGACTTGTCATCGATACCGTGGTGCCGGCGGAATCTCTCGTGTAAGTGCCTATTTTGTAGCCGTTAGTTCTGGATGCTCCGACATAAGGGGTTATCCTTGCCCAAGCCCTTATTCCAAAAATTGGTGCGGAGCCTGTTTGCTGTCCAGCGAGCTTGGCAGCAGTGACCCCTGCATCAGCTAGCTTGGCGGCTGAAACTGAGTTATCGGCGAGCTTGGTGGCTGAAACTGAGTTATCGGCGAGCTTGGCGGCGGAAACTGAGTTATCGGCGAGCTTGGCGGCGGAAACTGAGTTATCGGCGAGCTTGGCGGCGGAAACTGAGTTATCGGCGAGCTTGGCGGCGGAAACTGAGTTATCGGCGAGCTTGGCGGCGGAAACTGAGTTATCGGCGAGCTTGGCGGCGGAAACTGAGTTATCGGCGAGCTTGGCGGCGGAAACTG